TTAGTAGGAATTGCAGACATAATTACAAACGGCTCAGGTCTACCAGTAGTAGGCAAAGCAGTACCATAAGCAGTACAAATGCCGAGTTGACCGTTAGATAACTTAGTATCAACAGTAACATTATCGACAAATGTTTTTCCGTAACTTACAATTCTCATAGTAACGTTTTATTTTAAAGAATTACTTTCATTTATAGCAATTTGATAACCTTCATCTTTAAGTTTACCAAGAAGCTTCTGTGTAGCAAGGTTAATAATCTCGGTTTTAAACGGAAGTTCAGTAGCAGTATCAGTTACAATATCAAACCTAGTAGGTTGTCTAAGATATGTGATAGCAACATCAGTAATCACAAACGTATCATCCATATCTACTAAAACTCTATTGTTTTCTATCGTACATATAGGATGAATGTGTCTATTAAGACGATTGTGATACGTTTGAAGCATATCTCTACGCTGAACATCAGAAACTAAATCCATACCGGCAGATTTGCTCTCTCGCACCTTTGTAACCACTCCATCAGAAGTGATAACCTCGTATAAGCCCGAATAACGCTTGTAGTCAAATTGTACTAACTTAATAGTATATTTATCTCCAACTACAATTAGCTGTGGCGTATCGAAGTAAAACACTAGTGATTCGGGGTAATACTCGTTATTGTAGCGTTCATAAGTCACATTGTAACCTTTTCGCAGCAATATGGAGAGCATATAGTTGATATATTCAAATAGACCCTCTTTACGATAGATCTTAGCAGGATAATGAAACGTAACGGTATCATTACCAATTTGAATAACGAAATCTTCTATATAACCGGGAATAGTTTTAAATAGCTCACTAATATTAACAACGTAAATCCTAGTAGTAACAGATTCAATTGCTCGATAACGTTTAAACTTATCATATATAACACTTGCATTATAAGAGACGCCATGTAGGTAATTCGCAGGCAAAAAAGCGAAGCCTCTATTACCCTCATTTGCTAGAAGGTAAAGAGGACTTCTATATGTAGTCTTTAGCACCTGCAAATCATCGTAATAACGACCAGTCTCTTCAAAGGCTTTAATCTTTTGCGTAAGCAGTACGTCAATAGCTTCATTAAGAGCAATATCAATATACTGCGGACGAATAGATTCTTGCCTATTAGCATTAATCTGCTGAATCTTATCGTTTACAGCAATATGTGCTTCTTTACAACTACTATACATACTGACACTATTTTATTAGTTTATAACCGAAGCTTTATAAGCAGTGAAAAGTTGCGCTTTATATTCAACATTTTCAGGAGCAGCTAAGAAAGCCATAACACCCTCAATAGAAGAACCAAGAACTACTTCCGGACGCACAGTATCAAAGTAATTATCACCGTCTTTCGTAATGACTTGAGCGGCAAGTAACTTATAGACTTGTGCCATTGCTTCTACATTCTTGTTATCAAACAGAGAAATAAACGCATCTGCATTCGTTTGAGAAAGTTCAGCTACAGCTGTCTGCAAATCTCCATGCTCCATTTTAATAATCTGTAGAGTATCGGCAGGAGCATTACAGATAAGCATATTTCTAATACGTTTATAAGAAGACTCATCACCTGTGAACAACTGAGCCAACTTAGTAGCAGTATTAACAACAGCTTTAGTCTTAGCATCTTTCATACGCTTAACATCTTCAATGCTATGTAAGTAAAATCGAATATTAGTAGATTTCTCAACATCTTCCGGTTTATTAGCAACAGTAGAAGTAAGTAGAGCAAGACGCCAAAGAATATAATCTTGCGGCTTAATAGGAGTCATATACATATACAGATTCTCTTCATGAACCGCAGTACCTTCACCAAATAGCATAGCATCAAAGATAGCTTTCTCTAATTTATTCGGAGCAACCTCAGTATTAATACTGTTCTTTTTAGCCCAATCAAGAATAGCATCACGTTTAACAGGATCGTTAAGAGAAAATTCCCAACCAGTTTCAAGCTCATAACCTTGAGCGGGAACTTCAACAGTTGAGTTTTTAAGATGCTTCAAAACGAGGTCTTGAAAGTTTATATTGCGACTATCAGCAGAAGCTCCAATGATCGTAGGAAGTATAGAAGCCATTTCAGCAGTTTTACTAGATAGAGTAAGAACTGCTTTAATGCTTGGACCGAAAATAGTATTGAAAGCACCAATACTTTTCTGATTCACGACTTGAAACATAGTCGGATTCAGCTTTAAAGCTAAGGTTATTTTGCGTGAGTATATCATATAGTTTATACTTTAGTAAGTTTATACTTTACAATAATCGTAATGTACGCTTATTCAAAAATCATTTCAGCCCAGAAAGAAGTAGTACCATTAAGCATATTAATACCTTGAGAAGATATAACTTCATAGGTAGCAATATCCTCACGTGTACTTAACATCTTATTGTAAGCACCCCATTCTTTAGGAAGAGGAGTAATACCTTGGTAAATACCATATAAGTATTCACGACCTTCTTCACAAACAAGTTGGATATTAGGTTCACCTGAAGTATTATCAACAGAGTGATCCAAGAATACCATAGTGTATGAAGTAACAGGGAAACCTCCATACATACGACCGTTCTTACGATCCATCTCAGCACGAGAACCGCTATCGAACAAGTCAACAACTTTAACTGAAACGGTAGCTCCAGAGTAATGCTTATATTGATTAAAGTAAGCACCATAACTCAAAATACCACCACGACTTTGAATTTCCTCTGCACCAAGTTTATCGAAGTAACCATTACCAATAGCTTCATTCTTGATACATTGTTGGAACATCTTAGAACCACCTTTACCTGTATAAAGAACAATATTCTTATTACTCAAATCAATATCATTACGAACCTCAAAGATACGAGAAAGAATCATATCAATAAGCTCGATAGTCATGAATGAGTATTCGAAGTAGTTACCGAATGCGATAAGAATATCACGAACACCAGCACCACGAGGAATAGGTTTGTTTGAATGTTTTTCTTGATTGTGAATAACACCGTTAATATCACGGTTGTAAGCAGAGAACCACAAATCCTCTTCTAACAAACGTCTACGCATGAACTCGAACTGACGCATTTCATAAGGCATCCAAAGAGTACCTTTAGAACCATCATCATAATCAAGTTCAAACTCGGTTACGATATTAGCAATGTTACCAGTAATAATTTTGGAGAATCTATGAAAACCAAATTGGTTAGTCATTTCACTCCAAGATTCAGCAGTAGAACGAGAACCAGTAGATAATTCACCGGCAATCGTAGGAGCACCCATACCCCAATATTTACCTCTCTCAAAATTGCTGAGATCAATAAACTCATCAGGATTACCACCAAGGATAATCATTTCATAGATATATCCACCAGAAGCAGTTTGCTCACCATCGGTCTGCATACGAACCATGTGCTTTCCGTCAGGAGTAATAGCAGAATACTGATAAGGAATCCAGTTATCTTGGAACTCCGCTTTGAAAGACATAAACCCTTTACCGGGGGTTTGAGTAGGCGTAATCAAACGCACAATCGGGGAAGTGACAGTAGGTTTCCCCATAATCTTCCACTTATACTGAGTATCACCAGCATTAATAGGTTTCTTACGAGAGATATTCCCTTGACCTTCTGTAAGAGAAAGAAGAGGGAATTGATTACTGTTCCTACCCCAAAGATAAGTAAGAGACTTATTCAAATCGACAGCACCAAGAACATTAAAGTTCAATAGCATATCGGCATCAGAGTAAACCTCTTTGGAATACTGTTTTTTTCCAATTTCTCTAAGCATAGTTACGATAATTATTTATTTGAATCAATAATACCACCCGGAACAATAGGACGTCTATTAGAATTAACTTTAGTACCGCCACCTTGAGTGGATACCTTAACTCTAGGTTTACCACTAGAAGTAATGTTCAAACGACGAACAGCTTCTTGTCGTATAGATGCAGCAGCTAACTGACTAATATCAGCACCTAACAAGTTACGAAGTGCTACCATAGCGAACGTTTCATTATCAGCAAGCATATCAAAAACATCTTTCTGAGCTTGCGTATAGAAATCACCATTAACTTCAACAACAGGAGCTGTCAGATACTTAATAATATCTTTACGAGAAAGAATTTGTTCGTTACCATTAACAATTCTTTTAACACCTGCTGTTGGAATTGCAAGACCTCCGATAGTACCTTTATTAACGATCTTATCGTATAAAGAATCAGGAACGTTAAGCACTTTAGCTTTACCATTCTCATCATAGGTAATACCGTAGGCTTTATCAAGAGCTTCTTGAGCAGCTTGATATTCGGCTTCTTGCCTAGCATTTGCAGCTTCAATCTCACGTCTCTGGGCATTGGCAAGATAATCAAGACTCTCTTTAGCAGTTTCAGCTAATACTTTATCAGCTTTAGAAAAACGAATAATACGTTCGATTTGAGCATCAGAAGTACCTTTACGTTTTTCAGCAGAACGAATAACAGCTTCTAACTGATCATCTGATTTATCTTCGAGGGTCATTGTAGTCCAATCAACATGATTAGCAAAACCCTCAAGAGAACCATACGTTTGTTTATAAAGAGCAGCTTGATAAATATCCGGATTAGTACGGAAGAAATTGTTGATAGCTTCACTTTCAGCTTGACGTTTAGCAAGCTCTGCAATATCAGCATCACGTTGAGCAAGACCTTCAACGGTCATTTCATATTTCTTAGGAGTACCATCAGCATTTACCGGGGTTAAACCAGAAATAGCAGAAATAGCAGAAACATCTATAGTTTCTTCTTGAGTTTCAGCAGCAGCAAACTCATCTAACTGAGCTTTAGTGTAAACAATCTCTCCATCTTTAACGGCATTACCGTCAGCATCAAGATCATACTCAACATCACCGTCATCGGTAGTAAGAACAATCTTAGTAGGAGTTTCAGTTTCAGTTTCAGTTTTTTGAGTAGCAGTATTAGCAGCTTCTTCTTCAGCTTTACGTTTAGCTTCTTCTTCTTCTGCTTTCTTACGTTCTTCTTCTGCTTTAGCAGCTTCTTCTGCTTCTTTAGCAGCTTTAGCCGCTTGTTCAGCAGCTATCTCTTCCGCAATTTTAGTAGTACTACTATCAGTAACACCACCGGGAACAATAGGATTTGGCATAATGTTTTATCTTTTATAAATTAAGTTATAACAGTGGCAAATGTAATAATAATATATGTATTAAAAATGGCATTAGAAATATTATTAGAAACAGCATTAGTACCGCCTATCACACGGCTCTCTGAAATTCCAATTAATTTATGCCATTTTAAGGCTTAAATAAAGACCTCTGACGAACCCAAATTTCAATCGATATAGTTGTTCAATTCAACAAAAATAAGAGCCTACATTAAGACTTTCGTGGCTTATTGGCGTTAATACGATTCATGCGCTTTTGTTCCTCAAACTTGGCACGTTCCAGATTAACTCTATCAATATCTAAGTTTAACTTAGTCATTTTAAGATAATCGTCAAGAGTACCACTATTAGATTCATCTTCACTAATATAATCATTACCATTCTTATCTACTTGAAGCTTAGCATCAGTAATAATAATATTAGTAAGATTAGTATCAGCAGCAATAGCTTCCTTAGAATCGCGATCAAGTTGAGCTTGTTCAGCTTCAAATTTACGTTGAGCTTCCGCATTAGCAGCACGAGTTTGTTCAATCTCAGCATCCCACTTCTTTTGAATCTCTTCTTTTTGAAGTTCAAATTGACGTTGAGCTTCGGCAGCTTCTTTAATATATTTGCGTAAAGAAGCAATGTTATGATTACAAACAGCCTCAGCAGCTACATCATAATTTCCGTTTTGAGCAGCACCAAAAGCAATTTCCTCAAGCTTACGTACTTGTTCATTAAGTTCAGCAGAGTTACCAACAAAGATACCTAAATTAGAATTAACAAAGTCAGTACCATTTACACGAACTTGAACAATCTCATTGGTATTAGGATCTACATAAGAACCTTCATAGCCATCAATCCAAGCAATCTTAGCAGCATCAAGATTAGCCATCATATCACGAGAACGGAAGCAATCAAAGATTTTAAGTGACCACACAGATCCCATTAGAGCCTGATTAAGTCCCATTTCAGTAACAGCTTTACCGGCACGAGCTTGAATATCTCCCGCACGCTGATCGTTCATATTAGCAAGTTCATACGCTTCTTGCTTAATAGACTGCTTAATTTGATTAATAGTCGTAAGATAATTAATCATTGTAGTATTAGCAATCTCTTTAATAGCTTGAAGTGATGCTTGTTGCTTAGCTATTTCACTATCATCAAATACAAGAGTACCATCTCGATTAGCTGCATCAAGACGCTCTTCCATAGTCATATCTTTAGTATCAGCTAAGAAACTTTCAGGTATCAATAGCCATGATCGGAATTTACTAATAGTACGTTCCTCAACTAAAGTATAAAGACGATAAAGAGCAAGATAAGGTAATAAGCGATAAGGAATAGGTTTAGGATTATTAAGAAGCATCAAACGACTTAAACCATTATAAGGTAATTTACAATGATTAAGATTATTCACTTCTTCACGTTGAACAATGATAGGTTGAGATTTAGTATATACACCCCAATCTTTATCACCAAAACGATAAGCTTCCCAACATTGAAGAACCCAAGTATATTCAATATCAATATCACCAAGAGTAGTATCTAAGACATAATCTTCATCAACAATCTTTTGCTCAATCTCACCATAAGCATTAGTGTAAGTAAGAACACCACGCTTCATAGGAACCTTAAAAACACAATGACGAGCTTTGAGGACCCCGGTAGAGGGCAAGGAGTGGTACGGAGCAGCATTCTGCGCATCAATCGTAGGATTAAAAGCAATCTCACGAGAACGAAGCATAACAGGAGTAACTGTATATTCACCCGTACTTTCATGATTATGAATTATATCTTTGATATAAGCAATATCTCTTTTAGAAAGAACTTCTTGATATTCACCAATTATATCATTGATGTTAATATCAAACTCTCGCATCCCATAATCATCATCTTCAACAAAAAGATTACCACTATCAATTCGATAATACTCAAGAGGAGAAATAATTTCAAAAATAACATCATTGTATCTTACATCACGATAAGAATAAACGCTTTCAGTACAGAACCAATAATAGAAAGCTTGAATATATTTCTCATTAGCTTTAATAAGGGAATTAAGAAGATTAAGAGTTTTCTGACCACGATCAGCTTCTTCATCAATCCAATCCTTAGCAGCTTGTTTCATAAAGTCTTCAGCAGATGGAAGATCTTTAGAAGGCTCACCGGTTTGAACACCGTTAGCATTCATGATGTTTATAAATTGCTGACGAAGAAGACCATCAAGAGCAACACGAAGATCAGCGTTACGTCTAGTGACAACATCAATATCGGCATTATAAACTTGGTAGTTATTATAGGTGTTAATGAACTCTCCTATATATTTCTCTTTAATAGGAGTAATAAAATCAACATCTCTAATCTTACCAGGCAAATCTTCTTTTTTACCATTAACGGAGTTGTAGGTCGCCATTACATACTTGTAAGTAGATTCATCTACAATTCCATTTGCAGCGTCAAGAAAGGCTTTAATATCTGCTTTATCATTATTAGAATGAGCAGTAGCAATAACCCAATCACACATAGCCTTAGTCCAAATAGCTCCACGCTTAGTAGCTTCCGAAGCAAAAACATCAGGCTTTTCTAAAGAATTAGGAATCTTAGAAGCATCCATTTAACGACGATTTAAACGATTTGCAATACGTCTGTCATTATTCTCTGTATTACCTTCAACAAGACGCTTAGTATTTAAAGAATCTGCAAGAAAGACATACATAGCAACAATAGCAGCACTAATATGGTCGAAGTTACCCTCAGCAGTAAATCTCTGACACTCTAGAAGCAATCGAACACTACTAATAGACTTAAGTCTACGAATAGGTTTACCATCAGCAGTATATGAAAGAGGTTCATAAATAAACTCCTTTAGCATACGAAGACCATTATATTTCTTATCACTATCACCAATTACAATACCATAATCATTATTGTTAGGATTAGTCAATTTACGAGTATTGGCATTGGTTGGGTCAAGCATTAAGTAACGTCTAAGTTTATATTTAATAAAGTTAGAAACAGTCTCACCAGTACCAGCTTCCGGACAACATTCAGCATTATACATAAGACACATACCCATAGTGACTATATCATTTTGCTCCATTGTGTCCAAACGCCCTATATATTCGCATACAAGCAGTTTTTGATTTGGATATGGAGTAATAGTATTACTACGCATCCATACTTGTGCAGAATAAAGAGAATGTTTATCTGTTACGTCTTTTTGAGCCTTATCTACCTTATACGCATCCACACTAACAAAATATAAATCTTTAGGCACTTCACCATTTACTAAGAACGGACGATAATACATTCTAACGCAACCATGAGTATCATCACGAGAACCATGCGGAACTTGATTAACAAACTCATGGAATCTACCTTTACCAAATATATCACGTTTAATACATTCAGCTTTTGGTATAAATTCAGCTTTATTAGAATTACCTAAATCATTAACAACAATCCAACCGTCTTGAAAGAATCTAGTAGCATTATCATTAATTAAATTTGAAACGTGTAGATTAAGTTCAGGAGAAGCGAACATATTCTCTGTTGTATTAATGAACGCTTCGGCAGGAGTATTAGCACGTTGGGCTTTATAGATTATATGAGTTTCACTATCATTATTATGAAAGTGATTCTCTTTATCTTGTTTATCCCAAGCATAAGCAGTGAATATAATTGAATTACCACGTTCAACATAAGGTTCACAATCCCATACTTGTGGAAAGAAGAAACCACATACTTCATGACGTTTATTAATATCCCAAACGTTTTCCATGCAAAGCATCTTATTCATTTTGGGATTATAAAAGGCTTTACTAAATGCAGCCCAGTTAGCACCTTTAGTACCACCCGTACCATAAATACGAATAGTACCAACAGATATAGCACCAGACTCTGTATTAGATAAAGTAACGTCAAGAGCTTTTTGGAGATTAGGACACTTACCAGCTTCCTCGAAGTCAATCTCAATAGCTTTCTTACCTACAGCAGCACTTTCATTTTTTCCGATAGCAACTGAATACAAATTAGATAACCATCCAAAGTTTTTTAAACCTTTGCTGGATACTCTATAACCCAATAAGATGTCATCAATGGCCTCGGATATGAATCCACGTTTCCAAAACGTATGTTCCTCAAAATGGTCAAGACATTTCTTAGCCATAAACGTAGTAGCACCTTTATCTGTAAGATAAGCTAATTGGTCAGCAGCAAGAGTTACCGTAACATTCGGAAATAAGTTAATTGTATTTGCAGCTTGACTACCACGTTTATATGAGAAACCTTTACGACGGGCTTTAGCCTTAGTAAGATGAAACTTATTATTAGCAATAAACTCATCTATTTTGAAGTTCCAATAGTCACCATCCCAATAACGAGGAAAACCCATAACAGTCTCAACGTGTTCAGCACCTTCACGTTTAAGTCTTGCACGTTCTTTATCATTAGGTGTACGTTCAATACGACCATAATTAAGATAAGTATAATGCGCACCGGTTATACGTAAAGGTTGAAGTAAACTTTCACGTTCCTCATCAGTAGTATTAGCATCAAAGAACTTAGGAATATCTTTATAATAAAGTTTAGCTTTAATAAAAACACCTTTCTTACGACGAGATGTTTCTCTTTGCCAAAATGATTCATAAGCCGGAGTACTAGGGTCATAATCACAATACGTACCATATTCATCAAAAGTATCAGCAGCTTTAGAAAGTCTTTCTATATTAATAACAATGAAATCAATATTCATAAGAATACCACCAGAGTTACCAATAAGAAAATCATTATCCGGATCATATAAAGGCTTATTAGTAATATAACTAATACCCTCGGATGCTTTCGAATATTTACTTTTATCTTCACAGAGATAATCTATAAAAGGAATATCTCCACGTTTATAGTCCCACTTATTCTCAGGAGCAGCATTGATGCTATCACAACTATTTTTCCAATAAGCATGAATAAACATAAAGTTATCAATAGCATCTTGTGAAAACTCATATTTACCATTCATAGCTTAATCAATCATATCTATTCCACCACCAACACCATTATCTATATTGTTATGCACATCCATTGAAGCAGTAAGCTCTTTACCACCACGAGCGATAATTTTCTTGAGTTTAGACTTAACGTAATTATCTTCTGCTTCTTTAAGTTCTGCAATAAGTTTAGGTAAGTCTTTACCCATCTTCGTAATCTCACGCATATAACCGAGCATACCACCGATCTCTTCTTTAGTAAAAGAGTCTTTCTTTAGGTCATTACGAAGATTCTTATTCATAACAGCCATAAGATCTTTACCAGCTTGAAGAGCATTAACAGTTTCAAAGAACATCTGTCCAACATAATTGATATTATGCTCAACAAGCCAATTGATAGCTTCAATCATATCTTTAGTTGGTCTAAAGTCTGAATTAAGTTGAGCAACCTCAATAGCATAATCAAAAGCCTTTTGATCTTTTAAACCATTACGATGAATATATCCGTCTTCATCAGCATAACAATCAATAAACTTAAATATTTTATACATAAGCTCTCTATCATTATGCCAATCATTATATATCTTAGCAAGAACAGGAACTTTAAGAATCTGCTCTATATTAAGAATAATTTTAGAACCTTCAACTAACCATACATGTAATGCCATAATCAATAATTTTATCTGTTTTATTACGAGCAACAAAAAAGCCCGTACCAACTTAATGATACGGGCAAATATAAGAATTACTTCTTAAATACAAAACATAAGAATGACAAAATAAAATCTTTATAATAACTATTACTTTACCATATATTATTAGTAATCAAATTAATAGTTTCAGTTATTTCTCTTGATACAATAATATCTTCTTCTTAATCATCAGCATCATTATAAGCATCACAGCCAACACTTAATATTTTATTTCCGATGCCTTCATCAGGAGTAACAGTTACAAATGATTTTTTTCATAATTAATTTTATGGATTAATAATACAATTACAAATACAAATTGTAGGATCTAAAGTAGAACTCTTCATTGTAATAATAATGTCTCCTCCCCTAGATCTAATAGCATTCATCATAGTTTTAACTAAATTATAATTATAAGGATTCTGATATACCAGTTGACCACCGGTAAAATCGTCATTAATAAAAATACTTCCATCAGACGTATAAGTAAACGTTCTAGGAGAATTACCAACTACTGTTATTTCAATAGTATCAATAAACCAACCTGTAGTTATAACAACTTCCGGTCTAAATGCACCTAAATTAAAAACACCAAAATAAGTATAATTAGATGAGAGTAATGCAGTCTTAGGATAATTAAATACAGCTTCTAAAGTTTTAGAAGATTCAGTATATCTTTTTTCAAAATCCATTCCACTAATAGTACCATCAATAATAAATCCTAAATCAATAATAGGATATAATACACCTGATTGAAAAATATCTATAGTTTTAGATATCCCCCCCCCAGCAACATTTAGAACTTCTGTTCTTTTCATAGATAAAGTCGTTTTATCACAAACAATATTTAATATATTATCATTTTGCCCCGAATCAGGACTTACAGTAATAAAAGATTTTTTCATATAATATTAAATTACATTAATCAGTATAACTAAATTATCTTGTGTACCAGTTGTTTTAATAAATATAGCTATCTTTATACCCCCAGTAGTAGAAGCATCACGCGCAGAATTTATCTTTGCAACAATTTCATTAAGCTTAGCAGGAGTTATATCTATAATAGATAATACTGTACCTTCATCTTCAGAATTAAGAACAACCTTTGTAGTAAATCCATTTAAAGTTATATTACCTGAAGACTGACCAGCAGAAGTAATATCTATAGAACTAATCACAGGATTATTAAATTCAACTTGTAAGCTAGATACATTTTTAATAATAAATAGATGCCTTGAGCTTAATATAAAATTAGTAAATTTTACATCAAACATCAAAACTGTAATAGCACCCTCATGAGTTAATTTATAAGGTTCTTGTATATTAGCATTAGAAAATATATATCCACAATCAATATAAATATAAGGATTAG